TAGTATTTTCTAATGCTTCTTTAACAACAAGAGGTGCTTTAGTATATAACTCAACTACAGATGGTACATCTAATACTACTAATGCCGTGTGTGTACTAGATTTTAGTGCAGATAAAACAACAACTGCTGCTGATTTTACAGTAGGCTTTCCTACAGCAGATAGTAGTACATCTATTATAAGGTTTGATTAGGTATGGCTACTCAAACTATATTAGACACTAGTGGTGAGTTATATGGTGTTGCTGTATATGGAACATCTAAATATTCTATAACAGGACAATTAAAAGTTATACCTTATGGAGTAGAAGCAACCTCATCATTAGGTGAAGAAAGTATTACTGCAACACAATTTGATTATACAGCAGTAGCTGATAACTATGAAAGACGTAGAACAGTTCATGTACATAGATCAACTACATCTTCAGATAGAACAGTAAAGGTAGCTTAATATGTTTACATGGCCTAGTAAAGACCCTGATGAAACAGTAGACTTTAGTATGGATTGGTCAAGATATTTAAATGATCAAGCTACTATAGATAATGTTATATGGTTTGTTGATAATGCTTCAGGAACTAAAACTGAATTAGCTAGTGTTAATGATGTAGTAAATGGAATACAGTTTGTAGGTAAATCTAATACTAATACTGTAGCTACTATAAATGTAGCACTAGGAACTAATAATTTTAAATATAAGTTTAGTTGTCAAATAAGAGATACAAGTGGAACAATTGCTGAAAGAACAGTATTACTTCCTATTAAGGAAACATAATGGCATATAATTTTTTAGGACTTGTTAATGAAGTTAATCGTAGGCTTAATGAAGTAGAACTTACTACTTCTAACTTTGCTAGTGCAGTAGGATTTTATTCACAAGTTAAAGATAGTGTTAATGCTGCAATACAAGAAATAGATCAAGAGTATCCTGAATGGCCTTATAACTTTGTTGAACAAGAAGATACTTTAACTGCTGGTATTACTAGGTATAGTTTTCCTGCTAATGCTACTGTTTTAGACTTTGAAAGTTTTAGGGTTAAAGAAGATACTACACTAGGTAATCGAACACAAAAGTTACAAGTATTAACTTATGAAGAATACTTAGATAGATTTGTTGAACAAGAGTATACAAGTGATACAAGTTTAAGAAGTGTTCCTGTATATGTAGCTAAAGGGCATGGGCTAGAATATATATTATCACCTGCACCTAATAAAGCTTATACTTTAGTATATGAATATTATTTAACTAGTACAGATTTAATAGATGCAACTGATGTACCTAAGATACCTGAGATATATAGAAATGTAGTTGTTGATGGTGCTATGCATTATGCCTATATGTTTAGAGGCAATACACAAGATGCAATGGTTGCAGAGAAAAAGTTTAAAGATGGTTTAAAAAACATGAGAATTGTTTTAATTAATAAAAATACTTATGTTAGATCAACTATGTTAACAAGAACACAACGTAGTACATATGTTTATAGATTGGCTTCTTAATGCCTGATAATCTACAAACATATGCTTTTGAGTTTAAAGGTGGATTAGTAAGTAATTTAGCACCTTTACAGCATGGTATACAACAACCTGGTACTGCTAGAGTATTAAAAAACTTTGAACCTTCAGTAGAAGGTGGATATAAAAAGATATTAGGTTATACTAAGTTTGATAGTAATATAGTTCCAGGTTTTAATGTTTGCAAAGTACATGGAGCTAGTCAATCAGGTACAACATTAATAATAGGGAATGTACATTTTACACCTGTAGTAGGAGATACTTTAACAATAACAGGAGTAGATGGTACATACACAGTAGCATCAGGGGGTGTAAGTTATAGTAGTACAACTAAAAGAGCTACACTTACTTTAACTACTAGTTTAGATAGTAGCCCTGCTGATCAAGCTAATGTAACTTTTACTACTGATTCTAGTAAAGCTATTCATGGATTAGCTGCATGGGAATCAACAGTTATAGCAGTAAGAAATAATAATGTTTTTAGTTCAACAGGTTCAGGTTGGACACAAATAAATGTAAGTCAGTATGGAGTACCTAGAGTAAATGGTGGTAGTCAAAGTGGTGGAACTTTAAATGTTGATGGATTAACATCAGCACCACAAGTAGGAGATACATTTACTATTGCAGGTGTAGCTTTAGTTTATACAGTAACAACTAAACCTACAGTTAATGCAGCAGGTGAATCAGCAATAGCTATATCACCTGATTTAAATAGTAGCCCAAGTGATGATGCTGTAATAACATTTTTAACAGCAGCAAAAGTAAATGCAGCTACTAATATAAATAGATTTTCTAAATATAGAATAGGTACAACAGAAAAGATAGCAGGTGTAGATGGTACTAATTATCCATTTGTATATGATGGAACTACTTATACACCTTTAACAGGAGCACCTGATGATGTATTAGGTGCATCTCATACAGCATCATATAAGAATCAATTGTTTTTTGCTAAAGGAGATGTATTAACTTTTACTGCACCTTATACAGATAATGATTTTGATACAGGTAATGGTGCTGGAAATATAAGTGTAGGTTCTAATATAACAGGCTTAATTGCTTTTAGAGATCAGCTAATTATATTTAGTGAAAATAAAATTGATAAGTTAGTAGGTAATACTATAGCTGATTTTGTTTTACAACCTGTAACTAGAAATATAGGATGTATAGATTCAGATACTATTAAAGAAGTTGCAGGAGATGTAGTATTTCTTGGGCCTGATGGTATTAGATCTTTAAGTGGATCAGATAAAGTAGGAGATTTTGATTTAGCAGTTATATCAAAAACTATACAAAAAGAAGTAACAGATGTTATTTCTGGTAATTCATCTTTTGCTAGTCTAACTATAAAAAATAAATCTCAATATAGATTATTAGGATTTAATTCTAATATTAGTGATTTAAATGCTACAGGTATTTTAGGAACACAACTAGCAGGGCCACAAGGTAGTATGTTTGGTTGGTCAGAAATTAGAGGATTTAAAGCATTTGTTGCAGATAGTAATTATAAATCTAAAACTGAAACAATAGTATTTGCAAATACAAATGGTTATGTGTATAACATGGATTCAGGTAATTCTTTTGATGGCTCTATAATAGAAGCTACATTTGCATCACCTTTTGTAGCTTTAAGTGATCCTGAGTTTAGAAAAACTATTTTTAAATTACATTTATATACAGATCCATTAGGTAGTTTTGAAACTAATGCAAGTTTAAAATTTGATTTAAATGAAGAAGGTAGTGTTCAACCAGTATCAATACCTTTTTCAAATACATCATCAGGAGTTTCAGGTGTATATGGAAGAGTAACTTCGGCATATGGTACAGCAGTATATGGTGGTAGGTTAAAAAAGAAATTTACAGCACAAACAGTTGGATCAGGATTTAATGTTTCAGTACAGTTTTCTTCAAGTGATTCAAATCCTTCTTTTTCATTAGATGCTGTTACTTTAGAATATGGCACTTTTGATAGACGATAACAATGAGGTAATTTAAAATGGGTACAGGCTACACTAGAAACGATTCCAGCAATAATATTGCTGATGGTAATGTAATTAATGCATCAGATTTAGATGGAGAGTTTGATGCAATAGTAACTGCATTTAGTACATCAGGACACTCACATGATGGTACGGCTGCTGAAGGTGGCCCTATTACTAAAGTTGGCCCAGCACAACAATTAGAAATTAGTGCTACTGGTTTATCTCCATCAACTACTAATACTTTAGATTTAGGTAGCACAGCTAAACAATTTAAAGACATACATATAGATGGTACTGCTAATTTAGATAACATATCTGCTGATGCAGCTAATGTTGTTGGAGCAGTAACATTAGGTTCTACTCTAGGAGTAACTGGAAATACTTCAGTTGCAGGTACTTTATCTGTAGCAGGAGAATTTACTTTTGCTACAGCAAATGTTTCTGGAACATTAGGAGTTGTAGGAGCAGCTTCCGTGGGTGGTACATTTAATGCAATTGGTAATACTTCTGTAGGTGGCACATTTACAGTAACAGGCAATGCTTCAGGTGCTGGAACATTAGATGTTAAAGGTGCAGCATCAGTAGGTGGTGCTACAACTATTACTGGAGCTATATCAGGAGCATCTACACTTGCAGTTAAAAGTAATGCTTCTGTAGGTGGTACTTTAAAAGTAACAGGTAATCAAGAAAACTCAGGAACATTAGAAGCTGTGGGTAATACTTCTGTAGGTGGAACACTTACAGTAACAAATGCTATTATTGCTAAAGATGAAATAGGTTCAGTTGGAAATGCTTCTGTGGGTGGTACATTAACAGTTACAAATGACTATGTAGGTCTTGATAGATTTGACAATGTAGGTGCTGCATCAGTTGGTGGATCATTTGTATTAACTGGAGATATAGATGTAGCAGGTGGTATATCAGGAACAACTACTTTAGATATTAGGCAAAATGCATCTGTAGGTGGAACATTAACAGTAACAGGTGGCATGGGTGCTATATCAGGTGCAAGTATAAATTCTTTAGGCAATGCTTCTGTAGGTGGTACATTAACAATAACAGGTGCTATGTCTGGGGCATCTGTTAGTAGTTTAGGAAATGTATCAGTTGGTGGTACATTAACAGTTACTAATAATCAAACTAATGCTGGTACATTATCAGCTATTGGTAATACTTCTGTAGGTGGAACATTTACAGTTACAGGTAATCAAGATAATGCAGGAACATTATCAGCTATTGGCAATACCTCTGTTGGAGGTACATTTACTTTAACTGGTGCAGGTTCAGGTGCTTCTACTTTTGATGTTAAAGGAAATACATCTGTTGGTGGTACATTTACAGTTACTAATAATATATCAGGAGCAGGTACGTTAGCTATTAAAGGTAATGCTTCAGTTGGTGGTACACTATTAGGTACAGGTGGAGTATCTGATGCTGATGGTAAACTAAGAGCAGTACCACAATCTAGATATCTTACTACAGCAGGTAAACATACTGCTGCTGCTACAGACGTAGGTAACTTTATACATTTATTTTCTTCAGATCAAACATTAGAAATACCAGGAAGTACTTTTGCAGCTGGAGATATATTTACAGTAGTTAGTCATGGACAGTCTGCTAATTCAACTACTACCTATTCAGCAGCAGAGGTATTAGCTTTTGTTGCAGGTGCAGAAACATCAACTGCTTTAATTACAATAGCTAATAATGGAGTTTCTTCAGTATTATTTACAAGTGCTGGAGGATGTATAATTACAGGAAATGTGAGTTAAATTATGACAGGCATACATCAACTTTTACTAACTAACTTTGCTGCTGCTAGTGGTGGTGGTGCTCCAACTTCTATTGAACTATTTGTTTTGGCAGGAGGTGCATCTGGAGGTGGAGGAAATGTCGGAGGTGGCGGAGGTGCAGGTGGACTAAGAATGTTTACTGCGGCGGCTACTTTAACATTAACTGCAAGTACAACTTATTCTATCGGTGTAGGTGGTGGTGGGGCACAAGCTAATGGCCTAGGAACTAATGGAAATGATGGTTCTAATTCTTTTTTCTCTTCGACAGGAGTGCATATTGTAGCAACTGGTGGTGGAGGAGGTGGAAATGCAGGAAATACTGGTAGTGGAGGTGGCGATGCTCCAAGGACAGGTGGTTCTGGAGGTGGTGCTTCTGCTGATCAAATAGATAATAACAACGGCATTAATACAGGTGCTTCTGGAAATGCAGGAGGAAGTTTAAATGGAATTCCAGAGGGATTTGATGGTGGAGATGGATTAGATGGATCAGTCAATAGAACAGTTGCAGGTGGTGGTGGAGGTGCTTCTGCTGATGGTAGTGATGCTTCTAACTCGCCTAATCCTGCAACAGGTGGGGCTGGAGGAGCAGGTAAAACTGAAACTATAACAGGTTTAGATTTAGAAATAGGCGGAGGTGGCGGAGGGGGTACGGACTCTGCCTCTGCTGGTAATTCTAATTCCCGTGGAGGGGCAGCAACTCATGGCGGTGGAAAAGGAGCAACAAATTCTCCCTCATCAATTGATGGAGAAGCAGGAACAGCAAATACAGGTGGAGGTGGAGGTGGGGCAGCAGGTGATGTTGCTACGCCAAGTTTAGATCATGATGGCATGGCAGGAGGGTCTGGATTAATAGGTATTGCTTATCCAAGTAGCTTTGCTGACATTACTTCTATTGGTGCAGGTTTAACTGTTGATAAATCAGCAGATACTACTTTACGAACAGGTTATAAGGTTTATACGTTTACGGCAGGAACAGGAAATATAGAATTTTAAGGAGAAAAAAAATTGGCACATTATGCAATTTTAGATTCTAACAATGTTGTTATTCATGTAACAACAGGCAAAGATGAAAATAATACTGACTATGAACGAGATGGTAAATCATCTTGGGAAGAATGGTATCGTGATTATTTTAATGCTTCAGATTGTAAAAGAACAAGTTATAACACTAATGCAAATGTTCATAAATTAGGTGGTACACCTTTTCGTAAAAATTATGCAGGAAAGGGATTTACTTACGATTCTAGCAAAGATGCTTTTATTTCTCCAAAACCATTTACAAGTTGGGTTTTAGATGAAACTACTTGTACATGGAAAGCACCTGTTTCATATCCAACTGATGGTAAAAATTATAATTGGAATGAGGAAACAACTTCTTGGGTTGAATTTACAGGTTATGGCGAATGAATACACAAATTTCTAATAAAATAACAAAGGCTTTTATAGAGTTAATTAATAAACTAAGGAAATAAGATCGATCCTCTCACACTCTTAGCAGCAGCTAATACTGCTTTTACTGTAGTAAAGAAAGTTGCTAAAGCAGCAGATGAGGCTGATGCAGTTTATAGATCTTTATCTAAGTGGGCAGGACACATAAGTGACTTACAAGAATGGATGTCACAAGAAGAAGCTAAACCTTCTATCTTTAAAAAGATTGTATATAGTAAGTCAGCAACAGCAGAAGCATTTGATACATTAGTAGCTAAGAGAAAGATTGAAGAACAAGAAAAAGAAATTAAAAGTATGTTTTATGTAGGTGCTCTTAATCACTTAGGTATTAGAGGATACAAAGAATTTATTCATCAACGTAGAGCTATAAAAGCTAAGAGAGAAAAAGAAGTATATGAACAACTTCGTAGACGTAAAGCTTTTTTTTACAATACAACAATGGGTGGGTCTATAACTATAGTAGGTACATTGTTAGCAGGTATGATTTGGTTTTTAATTGATATGATTAAAGAGGCAAGTAGATAATGGTTAGTTTAATACTTACTACATTAATAGTTTTTCATGAAGAGTATCAATGTAGATTAAGTTGGTATGAAGATGGTAAATGTATATATCAATGTCAAAATGGTTATGAACAATTTACCTGGGTTACAGATGAAACAAATGATAGCTGTCCTTTACTTAAAAAATTTTATAAAGCATAGGAGTTAAATATGTTGCAGTTACTTACAGGGTTATTACCTATAGGTGAAAAACTAGTTGAAAGATTAATTCCTGATCCTACTGCTAGGGCTAAAGCTATGAAAGAGCTTAAGTCTATGGAGCAAAAAGGAGAACTTGCTAAATTAGAAGCTCAGTATGCCGATAGAGATTCAGCAAGAAAAAGAGAGATGGCTATTGCAACTAGTGAGAATGCTAGTTGGTTAAATAAATGTGTAACTCCAATACTTGCATTAGGTACAGTAACAATGTCTTTTGCTTTATTTTTAGTAATTATATTTGCAGATGTAGATGTAAACTCAGGAGCTAAAGATATTCTGGTGTATGTACTAGGTGCTCTAAACTCAGCTACTACAATGGTGTTGGCATATTATTTTGGTAGTAGTGTAGGTAGTAAACAAAAATCAAATGAATTAAATGACATACTAGAAAAGAAAGAACCAAGAATATGAGTGTAGATTGGGATAACTCTAGATATTTTAAAGCTACTGAATTTTATTGTAGTCATACAGGTAAAGAAGATATGGATCAAAACTTTATAAATAAGTTAAATCAATTAAGAAATAGCTATGGTAAACCTATGACTATTACTTCTGGGTTTAGAGATGAAACACATCCTATAGAAGCTATGAAAAAAAATCCTAAAGGTGGTGCTCATGTAAGTGGTAAGGCATGTGACATACTAGTAGATAGAAAAGATGCTTTTGAATTATTATCATTAGCATTTTTAGTAGGCTTTACAGGTATAGGAGTTAACCAAAAAGGTGGCTCTAGATTTTTACATTTAGATACTATTGAAAATTCTGCATCAAGACCTAGACCAACTATCTGGAGTTATTAAAAATGCAATTAGAAACTGTAAAACAAACTGTAGATGCATTATCTATGGTTACTGTAGTTGGAACACTTGTTGATGTATTACCTGCACTTGCTGCAATCTTTACTATTGTTTGGACAGCAATAAGAATTTATGAAACAAAGACTATCCAAAAATTTATAAGATCATTTAAAGATAAAGAAGAATAATTATGGCTATACCAGATAGAGCTACTACATCAAGTAAACCTCTTAAATATGAAGTACAAACTTCTGAAAGAGCATTGCCTGTAACATCTAAGATTCGTGAAAAGATAGCTAGAAAAATAGGATATGATGGCCCTATGTCAGGCTATGATGATTTTTTAGCATCTTCATTACCTGCTCAAAGACTACATGCACAAATGACACAAGGTGTTGCAACAAAACTTAAAAAAGCAAAAGGTGGCATTGTTAAAAGAATGGCACAAGGTGGATTAAGTATTGATGACTTGTATCAAGGTGTGTTAGGCAGAGGTGCAGATGCATCAGGAAGAGATTTTTATACAAAGAAATTTGGTGACACTATTGATCCAAGTGAAGTAGATCAATTTGTACAAGCTGCAAAAGCATCACCTGAAGGGCAAGAAAAAGGAATCTCTACAGATTTTGTAGATGATTTAAAAGCTAGGACTAAATTAAACAGACCTGAAGCAGCACCTGTAGAAGCTGTTAAGATAGCAGAAGATCCAAGACAAGAAGTTAAGTTTGAAAAAATAGATGGAGCTACAGCAACAGGTGAAAAAGTAACTGACACAGCTACTGCTGCTAGTGTTGATCCTAGAGATGCATCTAAAGTTGATGTAGATAAAACTGCACCTAAAGTTTCAGAAGAAGTTTCTAAACTAAAACCTGTTACAGGAGATGTTAGAGAGGAAGCTCAAGTACAAGCACAAACAGAAGATGTTAAAGCTACTGCATTAAAAAATGTACAAGCTTCTGAAATAGATAAAGCAGTTCAAATTGATAATTTACCAAAAAGAAAATTAGATGCAGAAGAATTAGTAGCTGGGCCTTCTGTTAAATCAGCACTTGTAGAACAAAGTTTAGATAAGTTTCAAGCTGCACAAGCAAACTTAGATCCTATGGCTACAACACAGGGTCAATTAGAAACTTTAACAAAAGACTTTGATGCTAAAAATCCTCCTGCTTGGGCAGCAGGTAGTTTAAGAAAAGCAACAGCAGTATTAAATCAAAGAGGTTTAGGTGCTTCAAGTTTAGCAGGACAAGCTGTTATACAAGCAATCTTTGAACAAGCATTACCTATTGCTCAATCTGATGCACAAACAGTTGCTAATTTAAATATACAAAATTTAAGTAACAGACAACAACGTGCTGTTATTGCAGGACAACAAAGAGCACAGTTTTTAGGACAGGAGTTTGATCAAGCATTTCAAACTAGAGTAACTAATGCTGCAAAAATATCTGACATAGCAAATCAAAACTTTACTTCTGAAGTACAGGTTACTTTAGAAAATGCAAGGATGGCACAGTCTGTTGATTTAGCTAACTTAAATAATAGACAAGCTGTAACTATGGCAACAGCAGCACAAATGGCTAACTTAGAAACAACTAATTTAAATAATAGACAACAAGCAGAAGTACAAAATGCACAAGCATTTTTACAAATGGATATGAAGAATTTAGATTTTGCACAGCAAACTAATTTATTTAAAACACAATCAGTTGTTCAATCTATATTAACTGATACTGCTGCTGAAAATGCTGCTAAACAATTTAATGCTACTAGTGAAAATCAAGTTAATCAGTTTTATGATTCTATGAACTCACAAATAAGTCAGTTTAATGTTGCACAGAGTAATGCTATAGAACAGTTTAATGTATCTCAAGCTAATGGTTTAGAGCAATTTAATGTATCACAAAGAAATGCAGTAGCACAATTTAATGCTAGTAATGGTTTAGTTGTTAGTCAAGCTAATGCTCAATGGAGACAACAGATTGCTACAGCAGATACTGCTGCTCAAAATCAACTTAATCAATTTAATGCAGCTAATGCTTTAAACATAACCATGCAAGAGTATGAAAATGTTTGGCAAGAGTATAGAGATCAAATGTCTTATGCTTGGGAAACATCAAATAATGAAGCTGACAGAATGAATAATTTAGCTTTGCAAATAATGACTAATGATGCAACTATAGAAAAAGCTAAATACTCATTAAAAGAAGGTAACAATGGAGTTATGGGGGCTGTAGCAGGAGAGGTATTTAAAGTAGCTGCTCCTAAAGTTGTTGACAAAATAATTAAGCTATTTTAATAAGGATTTATAAATGTTAAACACAGAAGACTATGATAAAAAAGTAGAAGCTGAAGTAGTAGCTATACTAAGTGGTGCTACAAATAAAAAGAAACCTAAAAAAGAAAAGAAAAAATTAAAAGGTTTTATGTCACCATCTATGAAAAAAGAATCTGATACTGAAGATAAAGAAACTGACATGATTAAAATTATGGCAGGGCATGTTGCCAAGGTTCGTAAAATGAGAATGGAATTAAAAGATGACAATTCAACTGAGTCCTGATTTATTACAAGGCCCAATACCTGGGATGTCTTTAACTAAAGAACCAGGTGCATATCCTTGGGAAAGACCTACTCAATTAACAACAGTTGATGAGGCTGTTGATTTTTATGCTGAAAGACTTTTAAATGAAAAGACAGAGGATTCTTTTTTAAAAGCTATAGATAATGGTGTATCTATTGATCAGCTTACAGAAATGCTTACTGTATCTGGAACTATGAATGGAATACATAATCTTGATGTAAGTATTTTAATTAATCCTTATGTTAAAGAATTAATGAGATTTGTTGCTGAGAGTGCTGACATTAAATATATAGATTCTTACAAACAAGAACAAGAAAAAAATAGAGTTCCTTATAGATTTGTAAAAAAATATTTAGAAGAAGCATTAGAAGAAGAGCAACAACAAGTACCAGAGGAAGAAGTTATAATGCAAGATGAAATGCCTATACAAAAAGGTTTAATGGCAAGACCATCAGCAGAACAATTACCACAAGAAATGCCTGAAGAGGAGTTACAATAATGGGTATATCTTCATTTGCAGCAGGATTTGCACAATCTTTAGCAGAAGGTTTAAAAGAAGACAGACTTAGAGCAGAGGCAACTGCTGAAAAAAGATATCAGCAACGTGCTATAGAAATTAAAACTGCTAAACAACAAGAAAAGAAAATAAGAACAGAGTTAAAACAAAGAGTTGCAGAGATTAGATCTATAGCACCTAAGTTAGGCCCATCAACTGTGGCTGCACTTATGGAAAGTCCTGAATTACTTACCGAATTTAAAACTTTAGCTAGAGACAATCCATCTAGATTACAAGACTTTATAAAATCAAGAGATGAAAATGATGTATTAGATGTAAAACAAAGAATAGAACTAAATGCACAACAAGCATATAAAGATATTACAGGTATGACTGCACCATCAGGTAAAACATTTATACCTGGTTTAAATGTAGATACTTCTAGAATTGGTGAAAGCTATGCTGCTGATGTAGGTATGTCATTAAAAGAATTGTCAGATAAACAAGCACCAGCCCCTCTTGATCCTTTAAATGTTCAAGTTGATAAATTATTACTTAGCACTAGAACAGGAGATCAACAAGCAAACATACTAGAAAATCAATTATCACAAGTTAAAAATTTACTAATAAATAATCCTGACGATCCTGAATTACAAAATAAATTTAACAAGTTAGAAAAACAACAAATAATTTTAAGATCTACTTATAAAGGATCAAACGAAGATGATGCTGCTGTAAGAGCAGATCTTAAAACAATAATGGGTATTATGGATAGAAAACTAGTGTTCCAAAAGTTAGGTCAATTAGATCCTAACACTGGTAATTTAATACCCATAGGTGCAGCAACTGAAGATCAAGCTAACGAAATTGCACAGGAGTATAACAATAGACTTTCAGAGGCTTTAGCACCTATTATGAGAAGAAATGGTCTTTCTGTTACAGGTGATTTTCTTAAAGATTTAAAAGAATTAGAGTTATCAGGAAAAGCACCTAAAGTGCGTGATTCATTTGCTGCATATAGAGATACAGTTTTACCTAGGAATTATTATTATCCTGAAGGTAACAAACCAATAGACGTAGATCCAAAAAGAAAAGGTGCACAAGACTTTGAACAAACATTAAAAAGTAAAAACAGTCCGATTAGAATTACTCCAGGCACTACATATAAACCAAAAAAATGAATACATATATTGTAAACGGAATGAGTATAGATTCTCCTGATGAATTAACTAAAGAGGAGCAACAAGAAGCATTTGAAATTTTATCTAAACAAATTGCTGAATCACAACAACCTGACACCCCACCTCCACCATCACCTGTAGAACAAAAAGATGAAGTTCTTTTAAAGGCTACAGAGTATGATGATTTGTTTGAAGAGTTTGGAAAAAAATATGACCTATCTCCTGCTTTATTAAAAGCAATTGCTAAAACTGAATCTGACTTTGATCCTAATGCCAAAGGAGAATCAGGAGAATTAGGTATGATGCAGTTAATGCCTTTAATAAGAAATTCTTATGGTGTTAAAAATCCATTAGATCCTAGAGAAAATATTGAAGGTAGTGCTAAATTTTTATCTACACTACAAAAAAAGTATGGAGATGATTTTGATAAAATTGTACAAGCTTACAATGGTGGTGAAACATTAATAGATAAACAAGGCGGTAATCAACAAACTGCTATATATAGAGATAAAGTTTTATCTTATATGCCACAAGCTGCTACACCACAACAACAAACCAAACAACCTATTCCAGGAGTATCTCAACCTCCTGATACAACTGTTGATTTAGAAATTAAATATGATGAGTTGTATAAAAATGATGATTACTTTGATCGTATACAAGATTATATGATAGCTAGATTTGATAAAAAAGGTAATCAACAACAGGGAGAAACTAGAGAAGAATATGTAAGAAGATTTGCAAATCACATGAGGCATGTAGAATACAACAATATTGACTTATCACAAGAGTTGTTATGGACTAATAGTGCTAATGTAGATGATAGAACAGCAGCAGGATTTGCTTTTACTTTATGGGATTCTATTCCTATAATTGATGGTGGATATAATAAGTTTGAAGCATTTGCTGACGTAGGACAAGCTCTTGTAACTGACATAACAAGTTATATGGGTTTAGGTGTAGGTAAATTGTTTTCACTAGCAGGTTCTAAAACTGCTTTAAAGTTAAGTAAAGATGTGCTCAAACAAAAAGCACAAGATGCTTTATTAAAAGATCCTGCAAAGAAAAAACTATCAAAAGAAAAATTAGATAGTTTAGAGGGGGATTTAAAAAGATTTGTATCTAGACAAAAACTTAAAGCAATGGGTGTAGGTGCTGCTGTTGAAGGTGCTGTAGGTGCATATGGTGCAGGTTTAGCTGAAGACTTAGCTATACAACAATATAGAAAAGAAACTTTTGATTATACTAATATAGCTTTAGGTGCTGCTGTTGGTACTGTCTTTGGTGGTATATCAGCTAGAGCAGATGCATTAGGCATACCTGTTTTATCAAAACGATTAACAAAAGAATTAGATCAGAGTGAAAAAACTATAAAAGAATTTACTAAAAATATAGAAAAAGGTGTGGCTCTTAAAACTAAAAATCCACAAGAAAAAGAAATAGTAGATTTATTAGCTAAAAGTGATAAAGAATTATCAGAAGTTTTTGATGATGTAGATGGTAGATTTCAAATAGATTCTTTATCTCCTAAACAAAAAGATATATTTCAAACTCAAGTAAAAACAAAATTGTATCCTGTAACTGTAAAAATTGCAGGGCATATTATGCTAAATGATTTAAAAAAATATGGGCCTAAAGTTGTAACAAAATATCAAGTTTTAAAAAAGGGTGATAGAAAATTAATAGAAACTTTTAGCACTAAAGAAGAAGCTGAAAATTTTTTAAAGGGAAAAGGCACGGACTTTAGAATTAAAGAAAGTAGTGCTATGCAACTAATAGGTGAAGCAGTAAATGATGTAATAGGAAAGCTAGATAAAATAGATGCTTTAACTGTAAAAGATGCAGCAAGAAAAGCAGGAATTGATGCTGAAACTTATACTAAAAGAGTGAAAGAAGATTTAATAGATAAGTTAGCAAAATATAATATTACACCTAAACAAATGAGTGAGATGATGGGTACTACTTTATCTGACTCAGCTAAAACAATGCAACCTTATTCATATGTAAGTAAAATATATAATAAGATGGTAGGTCAAGATCCAACATCTATGGAGTTTATAGAAAAATTAACTCAACAACAATATAATCCAGGTATATTTTCTAGAGTTTTATCTGGATTTAGAGGTCTTGAAAGAGAATCAAAAGTGTGGGTTACTTCTGCTATATCTACTACCAATGTAAATGTTATGGGAACTACTACAGGCTTAGCTTTTGGTAGTGCTGCAAAATTATTTGAAAGTTTATTTCAAAAAACAGTAAGAGGTATTGCTGTTCCTTTAGGTGCAGATCCTAAAATTTTAAATGTTGCTGAAAGTATAAAACCTGGAGATGCTTTACTTGAATGGAGTAAAATGTCTAACTATGGTTTAACTACTCTTGAAGCTGATGAAATATTAAAATTTGATCCAGCTATAAGAGATACTTTAACAAATACTTTAATGGTAGGTGAAACAGGAAGAGAAGAAATATCTAGGTTTGGTAGATTTTTAAGCACTTTAAACTTGGCTCAAGATACTTTTTTTAGAAAGGCTATATTTACATCCTCTGTAAATAGATATTTAAAAGCAACAGGTAAAGATTTATATAAAGATTATATATCTAAAGATATACCAATTCCTGAAGATATATTAAAAGCAGCAACTAAAGAAGCAATGCAAGGTACTTTTACGAGACAATTTAATGACGTAGGATTTGGTGATAAATCAGGATTAATTCCATTTCAACCTGAAGCAGCAGGAGAAACTTTAGCTCACTACTTTATAAAAACATTTGAAAATATACCTACACTATCTGTAATAGCACCTTTCCCTAGATTTATGGCTAATGCTATAAATTTTCAGTACAGGTATTCTCCTATTGGATCACTATCAGGGGTACAAGACATGACAAAAGCCTTGATAGGAAAAAATATGGATGTTAGAGACAGACAAATATTGTATGCAAAAGGATCTAAAGCATTTAGTGAAGGAGTAGTTGGTTCATCTGTATTGACAGCAGCTTATATGTATAGAGATATGGAGGATGAAAATGGAGTTAAAATAAATCAACAAGATACATGGGATAATTTTAGAACAACCCTGCCTTTTGTAGATACAGATGAAGCTAATGTATTTAATATGAAAGCATTTTTTCCTGCTGCACCATACTTTGCTGTAGGAGATTTTATAGCTAGATCAGATAATGCAAAAGATAAAGGAACAGACATGCCTTCAACGGAAGGCATTGAAGAAGCTATAGCAGGAATGAAAGCTAAAGATGTAAAATTATTTCCTATAGTAGGTAAACTTCTTGACGCAGTTAGAGAAGGAGCACCAGCAGAAGTTCTTTCTAGATATTTATCAGAAGGTTTATTTGATTTTACTGGTAGATTTTTACAGCCAACAAAACCTTTTAGAGAATTTTTTGAGGGTATGAGTTCGGAAGGTTTAGTTTCAAGAGATCCAAAAGATTTACCTGTAGATATACTATTAGATTCAGATAAGAATGCATTTTTATCTCAATTTAATAATCAAATTAAAAATAAAATACCTCCACATTTATTAGGAAATATGTATGGTAAAGAAGATTTAGAACAGGCTGTTCAATATTTTAGATTAGGCCCACCAACAACTGCTGGAGGATTTTTTAATAACATTACAGGTATAAAAATAACTCCTAAAAGAAATAAAATTGAAAAAGAAATAATAAGATTAGGTATGCAACCTTGGAAATTGTATACTCCTTCAGGTATAAGAGCTTATGACAATGTTATTATTTCAAACTCAATGGCACAATTAGAAAGATTAGTTTTACCTTTAATTGAAAATGATGAAAGGTATCAAAGAATACCTGATGAAGGAAAAATAATAGAATTAAAAAAAATGATTAAGAAATCTTTTGAACTTACTAAAGAAAATTTTAAACGCACTGGTATTGATTTAAGAACAGGAAAAGTAATAACTAATGATCAATATAAATTAATTGGATACTTACAATATAAAAATTTGTCAGGTAATGAGAGAGAATTTATTGCAAGAAGATATGCAGAAGATCAAGAGCTTAATCCAGAAGGTAAATCTTTATCCGAAACAAAACAATATGCAGATGCTGTTAGGAGGTATAGAGGAATATCAAAAGCCCCTAGATTAATGCCTATGCAACAAAACTAGATAGTCACATAATATACATACAGCCCTACAAATATAGGTGGGTATAAAGAAGCAACATAAAACATTATAATTGTTGCAATAAATTTAATCATAATAAACTGTTATCTTTTTGCATCTTTTAAATATGTAGCTAGGTTTTTTATATCTGTATCTGATAAAGATCTAGCCATCATTATCATTAAGGATGAGTTTGGTCCTATCTCAATACCATCTCTATACTTTTTTAATCTATTAGTTGTATACTCTATACTATTTCCTGACACTTTCGGATAACTAGCTAGGCCCATACCTGCTGGGCCATGACATTGTTTACAGTTTTTCATAAACTTTGTTTCACCTAGTTTTATATCACCTGCAAATACTTGATTAAAAAGTAAGGATATTAATAAGATTAATCTCATGCAGCAATCTTTTCTTCTTTTTTAATTGAGTCTCCCCAACCCCAATCACCTGTCATTCCTGATGCATTGTAGTCAGTTACAACACCCTCAAAGAAATTCTTAAGGGTATCACCACCCACTATCCAATCAAGCCACTCAAGAGGATTTTCTTTAACCTTGAAGTTTCCTTTTAATCCCAACTGAATTAGTCTTCTATCTGCTATGTATCTAATGTAATGCTTAACTTGATCAGCAGTAAGACCTTTAACAGCACCCATCTCAAAGGCTGTATCTACTACAGCATCTTCTAACTTAACACCATCTCTAAACATTTGATATATATCTTTCTTAAATTCATCTGTAACTATTCTTGGATGTTCTTTACAAAACTCTCTAAACAATTTAACCATGCCCTCACAATGCATAGTCTCATCTCGTACTGACCACTCTACAATCTCACACATGCCTTTCATCTTACCTGTTCTTTGATAATTAAGTAGCATAGCAAAGGCTGAGAACAAAGACATACCCTCATTCATTACGGATCTAGCTAAAGATTTGCCTAACCCTGATAGAGTAGTAACATCTATGTCACTCATAAACTCTATCTTATCTTTCATCTGTTTATAATCTAGGAAAGCAGAGTACTCCTCTTCAGGTAATCCTAAAGTATCATTAAGCAATGCATAACTTCTTTGATGCACAAACTCTCTGTTAGTAAAGCTAGTGAGCATAGCTCTAATCTCATTGTTCTTAAATTTCTGTATGTAATACTCAAGATAATTAGTACCTACTGCTACATCACTTTGAGTAAACAGTCTAAGTATCTGAGTTATATGATTCTTTTCTGCTCTAGTTAATTTACCTGACTGCCATTGTGCTACATCATCCTGTAACTTGGCTTCCCATTCACCCCAATGGGCTTTCTCTGACTGTACTGCAAACTCTACAGCCCACGGATATTTAAAAGGCTTGTACACTACTGAGGGATTTGTAAGACTCATTGTTGCTCCTTGGAAAAATAAAGGCTCGAATGAGCCTGTAGGTTAATGATTAGTTTTATACAAACTTA